ATTGACCTTGAGATCACGATTGAGCTTGAGATCCTGCAGGACGAGATTCAGGTATTGCCCGGCGATCGACACCATGCCGGTGCCGCCCTTGGCGATGCCGGAAGCGCGCGTGCAGATGATTTGTGCCTGCATGGATCATTCCGCGAGCTTTGCCTTGGCGCGTGCGATGGCCGATTGCAAACTGGATATCTGCAACTGGACGCCACGCACATCGGCATCGTAGCGCTCCAGCTGCGCCTTCTGCTGGCTGTTGAGCTTGCCCTTGGCTTGCTTCTCGCTGATAAGGTTTTGGTAGTGCTGCGCGCCGTTCTCAAGGCCCGCCTGATGAGCCTCGATCTGAGCTTCCTTGGTGACGATGTCCACCGCGACGGCCTGCCGGTCCAGGCACCGCTGGAACGTGTCGATGCGCTTGTTGATCTCGTCGGGCGTGTCGTCCGAGTAGATGTACCCCGTGACCTTGATGCCCCTTGCTTGGGTCAGGTTGAGCGTGATCTCCATATTGCCGGAGAGTGTGCGCTGGGCGTCGCTCATCCGGCTATCCCGCCTGCGCTCACCCTGCGCTGCGTCGGCTTCCGGTAGAAGTTCTCATCGGTGCCGTGGATGTCTGCGTCGTGCTTCCAGCACTTCGCAACGATGTCCTTGATCGACTGCAACTCGTCGATGGTCACTTCGTAGGTAGCCCCGTGGTAGTAGGGCACGCCGTTGATCTTGAGATCGGTGCCGCCGCAGGGAGGCATATCGATCTTGTAGAAGAAGGTCGGCGCCTCGACCATCTCGAACACCGGCTTTAGGATCTCACGCCCATCATCCTTGTAGCCGACGTTCTTGTATTCCTTGAGATGCTGCACCGTCCGCGTCTTGCCGGTCGCCACCTCCTGGATGCCGCTCTGGAGCATATAGCCCTGCGCCTCGGCCTGCGCAAGCGCCTTGCTCTCGGCTGCCGTGCGCTTGGTCCGCTCGCTGTCCAGTTGCTTCTGGAGGTCTGCGATCTGGTCGTTGAGGCTAGCGATGACATCGGTGCTTGCGCCCTTGATGGACGCCACCGTGGGCGTTCCCGCCGCCCGCTCCGCCTGCTTGCGCTCCCGCGCAGCCTTCAGGATCGCCGCTTGCTTGGCGCGGCGCTCCGCGGTCCATTCAGCCAATTCAGTCTCCTTCAAAAAGACGGGGGGCGAACCCCCCGCCAATGTCACCACTCAGATCAGGACGCAGTTCCCGCGGTGTAGCCAGGCGTGAAGGCCGAGCTCGACTCCAGCCTGGTGAGGAAGGCCTGGTTCAGGATAATCGAACCGTAGAACACCTTCCACGCCACAACGCGCGTCTGGTTCAGGCGATCGGACTTGTCGGCGCCAGTCAGGTAGAAGAACTCCGGATTCTCCAGGATGACCTGCCCGTAACTGTGGTTGGCGACGAAGATCGACGGGAAGACGGCCACGCCCGTCGCTGGGACTGCCGGCGGCGTCTGCGCGGCGCCGACACCCGTCAGGATCACGCTTGCGCCGGAAGCCAGCTGCGTAGCCTGCCCAGCCAGCGGTCCCACCGCCGGACCCGAGGCGCATAGCGCCAGGTTGGCTGGCGAAGCCGTCGTGCCGATGTAGACGCTGAAGGTGTACCCGGGCAGCGTCGGGAGCGTGACCGCGATCGAGCCGGTCGGGCCGGTGACGGAAATATTGCCGCTGACTTGATGGATCCGCTGCTCGACCGAGGTCTGCGCCGGAGAGCCAGTGACCTGGATGTTGTAGGTCGCGGAGGTCGCCAGATTGCCGGCAACGCCAGCGGTGCCGGTCACAAGGGCCACGCCCACCCACCACGGCATCATGTTCGTTTCGACGAAGCGCACGCCGCCGAACGGGCCGAGCTCGTTGTTGTAGAGCCGGTTGATGTCCGAGTACGCCCAGGCGGTGTTGACCTGGCTGTTCTCGCGCATATCCTGGGCGACCAGCGGGTGAATGAGAGCTACGTAGTGCTGCATGACCGCCGGACTCTTGGATGGGTCGCGGTAGGCGCCGGCCTCAATCATCATGTCTTCCCGCTCGTCGCCCATGAAGCGCGGGGCACCGTAGGTCAGCAGCGAGCCGACGATCTTGTTGGACTCGTGCGGGGTGCAAACGTCGGTGGCTACCAGCGTGGCGCGCGAGGCACGGCCGTTGGCGTAGTTGACCTGATTGGCCGAGATCAGCGTGTTGAGCGTGTTGCGCTCCAGCGTTTCCGGCATCTGCAGGGAGATCAACTGGATCGCCTGCTGGAAGATCGGGTGCTTGATGGTCAGGTTCGCCACATCGGTCACGATGACGCTGTCGCCCCATTGCTGGGCAGTCGCGCTGACTTGAGCCAGGGTAACGGCCTCGCCGACAGGGGCGACGCCCTCCTGGAGTTGCGCGAAGGGAAGCGGCAGGCGTTCGAAGCGGGTCGCGGTGTACGTCACGCCGCGGTTGGTGTCGAGATGCAGGGGCTTGCCGAACTGGTACGCCACGAGTTGCCGTCGTGCGAGTGGTTCGACTTCCTCTTGGATGTAGTTCTCGACGTCGGATTGGAACCCGGCCGAGGTGGAGGTGTTCGTGACGGCCAGAGTCAGAAAGGCCGAGAGCAGTTGAAGGTAGCTTTTCATGGAATCTCCGTCGTCAGATGAGTTGGTTCTCGAGCCGCGCCCTGCGCTTCTCGCTTTCGCTATTGCCCTTGCCGGGGCGCACGTCGCTACGAACTCCAGGCGTACGCCCACGATCCACGGTCGCCGCAGGCGTGCCTGCCGCTGGGGCAGACTTCGTCTTGGGCTTGATCTTGCCGGACATGACATCATCCCCAATGAGCAGGCGCAACACGCCAAGCCGAGGCGAGCCCTTGAAACGGCCCTCGGTGACCTCCTTCTCCACCCGCTCCGCGTACTTCTTGTAGACGCCGGGCTTGGTGATCTCCAGCTTCTCGAAGGCGGTGCGGTCGGCCAGATCCTCGGCGCGGGAGAGCGCCTGCTGGCTGTTGCGCTCCGTCGTGCGAATCTTTCGGTTAGAGTCGATCTGCCACTGCAGCCAGCGCAGCGTGCTCTCGTCGGCGCCATCGCGGCGCGCGGCGGCGAGTTGGGCCTCCTCGCGCTCGAACTCGCTATCGGCGGCCGCAGGGGCGGTGACGGCAGGTTGTGCCCGCCGGGCCGCGCGCTCCTCGGCGAGCTCACGCTCCAGACGGTCGGCGCGATCCCGGGCTTCCTTGACGATCGGGTTCTCGTCGCCGGCCGGGGCGCTCTTGCCGGGCGTCTCGACGGCGTCGAGCAGGTCGTCAAGGGAGGCGTCGCCTGTGCCTGCTTCTTCCGGTATCGGTGCCGCTCCCTCTCCCTCCGCGCCTTCGTCTTCGACGGGCAGCGTGAGGAAGCGGGCGAGCAGCCAGAGCAGGCGGCGGCTCATATGGCAGCCGATCCGATGTTCTGGAAGGTGATCGTCGTCGGGCTGGTGATGGTCATGATGAAGTCCCGACGGGTGTCGGTGGCGATGGTCGCGGTGCCAGTGATGGTGGTGCTGGCATCCCCCACGGTCAGCGTGCCCGTCTGGCCGACGTTATCGTTCAGGAAGCGGCAGACCTTCGAGAAGGTGCCGTCCGTCGGGATGGTCGGACCCCCTGCGGAGATCAGGACCGAAGTGGCTGGCAGCGTGATCGTGAAGCCGCCCGATGCTCCGGTTGTCATTCGCAGCAACCCAGACAGAGCCTGGACCGCCGTCAAGTTGCTGTTGGTGCCCGCGGTAGCAACCGTCGTGTAGAGGGCCGCATAGGCGTTGGCGTTGCTCATCAAGGCGATCAGACCGAAGTCGGCTGCCTTGTCGGCCACCATGCCGGCGGGAACCTGTTGGAGAACCCCTAGCTGGAGGTACTTCATGGTTACACCGAGGCGGTCGAAACGACGAGCGCCCACAGGCCGGTGATCGTGACCAACGGCGAGAAGGTTGCCGGGGCGACCGTACTGGTGCCAACCGTGGCGGCGGTGGCCGTCCAAGCCGTGCCTGGCGGCGTCATAATGACGAAGCTCGTCGCCGATGTGACCTTGGCGATCGGATACCAGCCGGAGGGTAGCGTGCCCGCGGTGACGGTCAGGTTGACCACCTGGCCTTCGACCGGCACGAGGGCGTTGGTGCCTAGGACTACGGTGTACGCGTTGGTGGATCCGACGACGGTCAGGGAAACAAAGGTGGTCCCGACCGTGGTAGGCATCCCCGAGGTCGAGGTCAGTTGGGTGATCTGGCCTTGATACCAGCGGCTAGAGGCTGCCAGCACCGCTGTCGTGCCGGCGAGCGTGACGCCACCCGAGGACGAGGAGAGTGTCGGCGTGGCGATGGTGGTCGCGGCATTGGTGGTGATCTGAAAGGTGAACTTCTCGCCGTTGAACGTCGGCTGCGGGAGGGCGCGCACGATGTTGTAGGCGTAGTCGATGGTGGCCGTCATGGCCTGCCCGACGGTGAACTGGTACAGGGCGCCGCCGAGGCGGGTCAGGGTGGCGCTGGTGCCTGCGTTGGCGATGAAGTCAACGCCGCCGGCCGAGGACTGCGCGTTGGCCTGCAGATAGCCTAGTTGCTGCACCAGCGAGCCATTGTCGGGGGCGTTGCCGTTGAACTGGAGTCCAGCACTCGCGGCAGGCGCGACCACGATGGGGAGCGTCAGGAAGGATTGGAGATAGCGAAGCAGGGCATTGCGGATCATGGACGGCTCCCGTGGGTTGTCTAGGACAGTGTGCTACTAAAGATTTGGGGTTGTCAAATCAAGGCTCTGTTGCAAGTAATTGAGGGGCGCCCGTGGGGAACAAAACAAAGAGCCTGCGCTTTCCTGTTCCTACGTCGGTGTCCGCGTAGAGGCGGGCGTAGTTTGAGGCTGTATTCCAGAATGGGCAGGTGCCGTGGGCATTGCCTGCTGGATTGGGAACGCCCTGGCCGTCGCAATTGATGTCAACATAACTGTTAAACATGACGGCGTCGCCAAAATTGGCAGGGCCAATGCCGGTAACAAGCGACCACGATTTCTGCCCCTCTCCATGCGGGGTTTCACCAACGAACTGATCGGCAATGAAAACACCGAGGTTGTTGGTTATGACGTTATCGCCTTGCCCTTCGCCAACATAAATGCAGTACGAATAGTCGATAGTTCCCTGCGTTGCTTGACCACCATCGGTGATCGCATACAAGCCCGTTATTGAAGTTGCGTGACCAGTTCCGCCAAAATCTCCCTCGGCATAGACGCCAATAATCCCTGTTCCGGTGCCATTCGGAGTCAATCCGACAGAATTTCCGGTTCCATTATAATCGGCGACGAAAGAACCGCCAGCCAGGAAATTTATGCCATCACTAATGTCGGACTGAACGTGGGC